TCAGACCCGCATCTTCCATGCATATAACAGATCGAGAGCTTGCCGCGGGCTGATATCGTCGGGATTGATCCTCGACAATTCATCGATCACCGGGTGCGGCAGGCTGGCGAACAGGTCGCTCTGCATCGGCGAGGCGGGCTTGCCGCTCTGCTGGCTCGGCATCTCGTGCGGCAGGCTGGTGGTTTCCAGGCGCTTGAGGTGTTCGCGGGCGCGCTGGATTACCGGGGCCGGCACGCCGGCCAACTGGGCCACCGCGAGGCCGTAGCTCTGGCTCGCCGGTCCCGGCAGTACATGGTGCAGGAACACGATGCGTTCATTGTGCTCGGTCGCGTTCAGGTGCACGTTGGCTACCGCGGGCTGGCTTTCCGGCAGTACGGTCAGTTCGAAATAGTGGGTGGCGAACAGGGTGAAGGCGCGAGTCCGGGCCAGGTCCTCGGCCGCTGCCCAGGCCAGCGACAGGCCGTCGAAGGTGCTGGTGCCGCGGCCGACCTCATCCATCAGCACCAGGCTCTTGTCGGTGGCGTTGTGCAGGATGTTGGCGGTTTCGCTCATCTCCACCATGAAGGTCGAGCGGCCGCCGGCAAGGTCGTCGGACGAGCCGATGCGGGTGAAGATGCGGTCCACCAGGGACAGCTCGCAGCGTGCAGCCGGAACGAAGCTGCCGATGTGCGCAAGCAGCACGATCAGCGCGGTTTGCCGCATGTAGGTGGATTTACCGCCCATGTTCGGACCGGTGATCACCAGCATCCGGGTGTCGGCATCCAGCGCCAGGTCGTTGGCCACGAACGGTGTCTCCAGCACCTGCTCGACCACCGGATGGCGGCCCTGCTCGATGTGCAGGCAGGTGTGTTCGACGAACCGTGGGCGATTCAGGTCGAGGTTCAGCGCGCGTTCGGCGAGATTCGCCAGCACGTCCAGTTCCGCCAGCGCCGAGGCGCTGTCCTGGAGCGGAGCGAGGTGGCCGATCAGGCGTTCCAGCAGCTCTTCGTAGAGCGCCTTCTCGCGGGCCAGGGCGCGGCTCTGGGCCGACAGCGCCTTGTCCTCGAAGGCCTTCAGTTCCGGCGTGATGAAGCGCTCGGCGCCTTTCAGGGTCTGCCGGCGGATGTAGTCGGCCGGCGCCTGTTCGGCCTGCACCCGTGGCAGCTCGATGAAGTAGCCATGGATGCGGTTGTAGCCGACCTTCAGGTTGGGCAGGCCGGTGCGGGCCTTCTCGCGCGCTTCCAGGTCCATCAGGAATTGCCCGGCGTTTTCGCTCAGCGCCTGCAGCTCGTCCAGCTCGGCGTCATAGCCGGTCTTGATCACGCCACCGTCGCGGATCACCGCTGGCGGGTTGTCGATGATCGCCTTGGCCAGCAGTTCGGCGAGTTCGGGATAGGTGCCGATGGTGGTGGCCAGCGCCTGCAGGTGCGGCGCTTCCAGTTCGGTCATGGCGTTCTGCAGGTCCGGCAGCGCCGCCAGCGCGTCGCGCAGGCGCGCCAGGTCGCGAGGGCGGGCGTTGCGCAGGCCGATGCGGGCGAGGATGCGTTCGAGGTCGCCGATTTCCTTGAGCTGCGGTTGCAGGTTCTCGAAGCGGTAGCGTTCCAGCAGGCAGGCGATGGACTCCTGGCGGGCTTCCAGTACCGCGCGGTCACGCAACGGACGGTTCAGCCAGCGGCTCATCAGGCGGCTGGCCATGGCGGTCTGGCAGCGGTCGACCACCGATTGCAGGGTGTTCTCGCGGCCACCGCTGAGGTTGATATCCAGCTCCAGGTTGCGGCGGCTGGCACCGTCGAGGATCACCGTGTCATCGAGGCGGTCGTGGCGCAGGCTGCGCAGGTGCGGCAGGGCGGTACGCTGGGTTTCCTTGGCGTAGGCGAGCAGGCAGCCGGCGGCGCCGATGGCCAGGGTCAGGTTCTGGCAGCCGAAGCCTTTCAGGTCCTGGGTGCCGAATTGCTGGCAGAGGCTCTTGTGCGCCGAGTCGCGATCGAAGTCCCATGGCGCGCGGCGACGTACGCCGCGGCGCTTCTCCGCCGGCAGGCCCTGTGGCCAGTCGTCTGGAATCAGCAGCTCGGCCGGGTTGAGGCGCTCCAGTTCGGCCAGCAGGGTTTCCCAGCCTTTTATCTCCTGGACGCTGAAGCGGCCGCTGGTGATGTCCAGCACGGCGAGGCCGAACAGGCGCTCGTCGCCGAGGATCGCCGCCAGCAGGTTGTCGCGGCGTTCGTCGAGCAGCGCCTCGTCGCTCACCGTGCCGGGGGTGATGATCCGCACCACCTGGCGCTCCACCGGCCCCTTGCTGGTGGCCGGGTCGCCGATCTGCTCGCAGATCGCCACCGACTCGCCGAGCTTGACCAGCTTGGCCAGGTAGCCCTCCGCCGAATGGAAGGGAATGCCTGCCATCGGGATCGCCTTGCCGCCGGACTGGCCGCGTGCGGTCAGGGTGATGTCGAGCAGTTTGGCGGCCTTCTTCGCGTCCTCGTAGAACAGCTCGTAGAAGTCGCCCATGCGATAGAACATCAATTGGTCGGGGTGCTGATGCTTCAGTTTGAAGTACTGCTGCATCATCGGCGTGTGTTGTGCGAGATCGGTATTTGGCTTATTCATCAATGGTTTACGGCGCGCCGTGAGGGCGCGCGTTTTGGAGTATTGAAATTCCTCCAATACTAACCCGATTTCCTCGGCATTGTCGGTGGCTCTGCCACCTCATGCTCTCTCTGCCTTATATACCGATCTGTCATGCGGGGGTCGGTGTGACCGCCAAGCTTCCTGGCATCTTTCCCTTGTTTCTTCGCATCAGTCAGGGCCTTCGCGCGAAGGTCATGGATTCGCGCATCGGTGACGCCCGCCGCCTCTCGAGCCCTCTTCCATGCATCTCTCGTTGTCGCATAGTCCACCTGCTTCCCCTTCCTGTTGCAGATGAGGTTCTTCGCATCGGCAGGGCGCGGTAGTGCTTTCGCTCTTTGCACCACGGCATCTAGGTCCGGGGTCATCGATATGAGCACCTTCGAGCCCGTCTTCTGCTGCTGAAATGCGATTCCGTCATCGCTCACGTCATCGAGCTTGATCGACAGAACATCACCGATCCGCTGACCGGTGAGGTAGGCAAGCTCGAAGATGCACCGCATGTACTCGCTGCAGTTGTCGAGAATGGATAGCAGCTCCTTGTCGTTGAGGTAGCGGCCGCGCTTTTTCTCAGAGTGAGGTTTGATCCCAATGCAAGGATTCGAGTCCACTTCCCCCCACTCAAGAGCCTGCGCGAACACAACGCGGAGAACGGTGAGAGTCCTGTTCGCCATGTTCGGTGTCGACGCCATATGTGTCTTTACCTGAGCAACATGCTTCGGCAGAACTTCCCTTGGCTGGAACTCTGCGAACATGTCCTTCAGCCGTTCGGCTACAGCCCGATATTGGGTAATCGTGTTCGCTGACCGATACGGCGCAATGTGATCCATCACCCTGTCGATCAGGTCGATCATCCCATCCTTGCTGGCGCCGCCGGTGAGCTTCGCGTACTCAAGAAGAGCGGAGCGATAGTCCCTCCCAAGATTCGTCCACTTCCCATCCCTCACGAAATAAAAGGATGGCCCTCGCTGAAACATGCACATCGGAAGGTGTCTATCCTTCTTCCTCGGACGCATCTCTATCTCCTATCCCGTCAACCGCAGTCGCGGTCCTTTCTCTTTCTTGGCCTGTCTTGCGCCCAGGCGACTTAGCACAACCTCCTCCAAGACTTTCGGTCGACCATCGCCTCCCTCTACGAACGAAAAGTCGTTCTCAGATAGCCAGCGCTTCTGGGCTGCCGGCCGAACAAATCCAGTCAACTCCGCTACTTCTTCTGCGGTCAAAAACCTGATCATGGGCAATACCTCCCCGTCCTGCTGGCGCTGGTCGGGAAAATGGTTTTCGGGGACTGGCAGCCTATTCGGCTACCGGCGAACTAGAACGAGCAGCCCCATTGCAGGGCTGCGAATGCTGGCGCGAGTTCGATCACTGCGTGTAGCGCGACCAGGCTGGCGCCGATGACGGCTGCTGCCGCCAGTCGGGAAATGGCTTTCTTCATGTGAAGGGCTCCGGATCAGTCGCCCGCGGCTTTCGAGATCAGGTGCATGAGCATTTCGCGCAATTGCTCGCGCTCGAGCGCCTGGCCGGTCTTTGCGTACTCGTCGGCCTGGCGCAGGATCGCGTCGATCTCGATGTTGAACATCGGCGAGAGCACGTCTGGCTCGCACTGCTCGAGCAGCAACTGGATTGCTCGGGTCGGATGGGCCATCGTGATCCCGAGCCAGTTGTAGGCTGAGGCAGTGCGGTAGTAGCGGAGGCCGGCGATCTCATGCCGGCGCGGCGGGCGGAAGGGTTTCGTGCGCATATGCAATCCGGGTAGTGGGTAGCCCATTATCCGAATTACTGTATATGCGTACAGTGGTTGGCGATGGGTGGCTAGTTGAAACACATTCCCGAATCGCACCTGCCGGTGAAAAGGTCGCTCTCAATCGAAAAGTCAGCCTCCTCTAGAGGTTCTGCCGTTTCAACCAGCCACAGGTCCTGATCAATGAGTCGCAATTGCCTGTCAAACTCGCATGCTCTCTCAAAGTCGGCTGGAGCATTCTCTTTCTGCCATCTCCGATCATGCGAACTCATATTGGGGCACATGTAGCAGGCCGACCGGGGAGGCTCTGGCCAACCCATGCGCTTGACCATTGCAATGCAATCACCTCGTGTCATGCGTCGCTCAATCAGCGGGTATCTGTGCTGCCATTTCCCGACTGGCTGTGTCACACGGCGTAGCTCGTCGATTGTCATGCCAAGCCAGACGTCAGCCTGAATAACCCCTTGTTCGGTCGCCCAGCGGCGCATAACACGCTGTTTCCATTCATTGCTGCAATATGTCGGGAGCTTACCTACAGCCCCGCTTTCTGTCGTGAATGCCGGAATCAGCACGTCGTCATTGCGCATCAGGTCGACGGTCGCATAGCTGCTCTTGGCAACTCTGTTCAGTTTGACTCCAGCGGCCTCAAGCGCTGGTAGAACCCAGCGATCCAGGTATTCCCATGTGGTGCTCATCTCGCGCTCAGTGTCAACGATGATCGACAAGTCAGGGGTCAGCTCCCCCTGACATATCAACGCTGCGATTGCTGAGCTTTGAGTACCTCCACCAGAACTCCATATCTGCGTTCTCATTGCTTCCCTCCCTCCTGCTCGCTCAGCAGGGCGCGCAGGTCGTTCGCAATTTCAAGCATCTTCTTCGCGCGTGTCGTGGCTGCGTTCGTTCCTGCCGGAACGTTTTCGCAGTTCCAATCGGACTCTCGCCGGCACTCCCGCTCTATGCGTCGCAGCAGATCCTCGCTGACCACCACATGGCCTGCGGGGACGGATCTGGTGTTCCAGTCAGCGATGGCGATTTCACGCTGATCTTTTATGGCTGGGACCATCATGGTTTCGCTGTCGAGAAACACGCACTCGGCCGAGTGATCGCCTACGATCCGGTGCCAGTCGTGGTTGCTCACCAGGCGCATCGAGCATCCGCAGAACGGACACGGTTTCAGTTCTTCAGCCATTGCCGTTCTCCTTGTCCTGGTTGAGCAGGGCGCGAAGCTCTGCCGTTATCCGGTAGCATTCAGTCGGGAAAGAGGTAGACCAGGCGCATGCGCAGTACTCTTCTGGGCCGCGGCATGGCTCGTTCATCACCTGCTTGGCGATCAACCCATGGCGTTCTGCACTTTCCTGGATGTCTGCCCCATCGAAGCTGCCGCCCTCCAGTGCTCCGCTGATGATCTCCTGCGCGAATGCGGCGAGCTTGGCCGCGTTCTCGCGCAGCTCCTGGATCTCCATCTCCATGCCGCCGCACTGCTGGCGGGCAGCATCTCCCTTTGCTGCTGCGTCCTCGGCCATGGCTAGTTTGGCGACTAGGGCGTCGTAGTCGGAGGCCTTCACCCACGCCCCTTCGGGGTTCTCAATGTGCTCACAGTCATCAACGTGAGCATGGTTCACGTGGTCGAACCGCTTCACCTCACTCATGACCTACCTCCTTGCTGGCTACTCGGCGCCGCTTCATGATCTCTGCTACGCCGTCGGGGTACGTGATAGCCACGGCCCCGGCTGCGAGAGCTGCTGACTTCTTCGACAGGCAGATATCGAAGTGCTCCTTGATGGTCCCGGCATGCTGAATCCACTTCCGCTGAACACCGATCTTGTCTGCCATTGCGAGCAGTTCCTCGGTCGTGTCCGCGAGCATGTGACACATCTTCATGCGGCCAAAGGTTGCGTTCATGTCGTCGACGTAAACGGCCATCACACCCCCTCCTTGCCGGGCGCGGCGGCAACGGCTTTCCGCCCCGTCTTCATGTGTCCAGCATGCGACCAGTACAGACTTGCGGTTCGCTCGTAGTGGTCTTGCAGTGCGCGAAGGGCGCGGGCGAGCGTCTTATCAGCGGCGATGTGGAGCCACGGCGCGCGTCTTCCGTAGCCGGCGCTCTTAACCTCGTATCGCGCCGATCCACTGCCGGCATAGGCCTCACGACGCTCGACGCGCAGCGTTGAAAGGCGATTTGAGCCGCTGGACTGGATTCCTGTCGCAATCAGGTACGTATCTGGCGAATGGCTTTTATGGACCGTCCAGTTGTAGCCGGGCATGATCTTGACCAGCTCGGCACGGAATTCGGATTGCTTCATGGTCACTCTCCCTCCGTTACTGGCTGCGGTGCGGCGGCGAGCATGGCGAGTAGTTCGGTAGCCAGCGCACCGGCCTTGCGAGCGCGTGAATTAGGATCGCGGGCTTTCTCCGGGCTGACGTAGTAGGCGATCTCGGCGAACGCCAGTTCCATGCACTGCTTGAACTTCTCGCGGAATCCTTCCGGCACGCTGTGCTGAGCCTGGGCGGCATCCTCGGACGCCTTCACGCATGACTTGATCGAGGCCAGCAGGTAGGACCATGCGAAACCGCGCTCCTGGGACGGGCGCAAGCCGAGCGCACGCGCTACGTCATCGCGGCACTGCTTGTCCAGGTCGTGGAGTTGCTGAGCCTGGGCGGGCGGGGCGGTGTAGAGGGTGCGGATAGGCGATCCTTCTTTGCCGGCTTTCAGCACAACCTCTTCGCTACCGTCGAACCATGCATTGCTGAATTGCCACTGATGAACTGCTGTCGGATCGGACAGCTTCGCCTCCAGCTCCGCGACCCTGGCCAGGGCGGCGTCGCGCCCTTCCAGCAGCTTTGCGCGCTCGGCGATGTACGCCACGACATCGGAACGACCTCTCCCGGCAGCTTCTTGCCATTCTGCGATCTCCGCTCGCAGCGCCCCGACGATGCGCTCATGCTGGGCGACGGTCATCAGCGATTGATATTCGCCGCCGGATTTCCATTCATCGAGACATGCCTTGTCGCTGACGATTCCGCCGCTGAAGCCGTAACGCCATGCCACCACCTCCGGCCGCTCCGCCTCTGCCTGCTCAGGCTTGAGTGCTTCAGCGGGCGCTTCGTTGAACGCTTCCACATGCGGGGCTAGGTTGAGCGGGTCGAGGTCCGACGCCGGGGAGAGTTGCGCCAGGGCGGCTCGCAGGTCTGCAATCTCTGCCGCCATGTGCTCAACCAGTAGTGCGTCCGTCCAGAAGCCAGGATCGCTGTTGGGGTGCGCCGCCAGAATTCGTTCACGCCAGCCAATCACGCGCTCATCCCCGCCTGCCTGCTCTACCGTAGGATGTGCCGGGCATGGATGGCGGAGGGAGCCATCGCCGGAAGGGCAGGTGCATTCATTTGCTTTGGTCATGGGAGCTTTCTCCAGGCCTCGGTTTCGAGGTCAGAAACGGTTATCAGTCGGCGCCGGCGCTCGATGTTTTCGAGTTGCAGGACATTGCCCAGGCTGTCGATGACGACCCAGTGAATGCCTGTTGGGAGGTGTAGGTAGCGTGCTGGCGCGGTAGAGGAGCAGAGGGCGTTTATGCGGCGGACTGCGGGGCTTTCGTCGAATGACATGGCTGGCAGGCTCCATACGGTGGCGCTGCGTAGGTGTGCAAACCAGTTGCATCCTGGTCTGCGTCGTTTGCGATCTCGTTCAGTTGTCGAGCGAGCTGGCGCAGTTGTGCGGAGGAGAGCAGGGCGCCGAGGCGGGGGAGGCCGTTGACCTCGGCCAGGCGCTGGCCATCCTCGCCGTCCAGGAACAGCGCGGTCAGGTTGAGGGATTCCATGGGGTTCCTCGCTATGAGGTAGCGTCGAGGTATGCGGCTATGAACTGCGTCGCCGCTTCAGCATTGAGGGCGTTTCCGATGGCATGCAGAGCACCCATTCGACCGGAATAGCCATGGTCCATGCTGCGAACGATGGGCTGAGGCCAACGATCTCCGGGCTGGAGCGGAGAGTCTGCGATAGCGCGCAGATCCGCTTCGCCACGCCATCTCCGCGGTCCAGCCTGGCAAGGACTTCTGCGCGACTGCTGTCCTTGTGCTCCCTCGCCGATATGCTTGGCAGCAAAGTAGACCCGCTTCCTGAGGATCGGCTCCCCGCATGAGGCAGCTGCAAAATGTATCGCCCCAGCGGCGTATCCAGCCTCTTCAAGGTCACCCTGGACGAGATCAAACCAGCCATGGACAAGCGCTTCAGGAGACTGCTCGCCAAACAACTCTGGAGGGCGCCGCTCTCTGATGAGATGGCTCCATGACGGCCAGAGGTGTCGTGGATCAGCAAACCCAAGTCTCTTGCCTGCCTTGGAGTAAGGTTGGCAAGGACAGGAACCGGTCCAAACAGGTCGATCATCTGGCCAGCCGGAGCGGCGAAGGGCGAGCGACCAGACACCGATTCCTGCGAAGAAGTGGCATTGTGTATAGTTCTTGAGGTCATCTGGGTGAACATCCTCGATCGATCGTTCGTCGACGTCGCCAGGTGCTATGTGGCCGGCGTCGATCAGGTTTCGTAGACACTGGGCGGCATATGGGTCGAATTCGTTGTAGTAGGCGCCTGGCATGGCGTTTCCTCAGGAGGCCGGCACCGGATGCAGTTGCATTGCCCGATGCGCTGGCCGGTTGTTCGGCAGTAGATGGGGCGGTTCACGGCGTCACCCGCTTGAACTCGATGACCCAGACCCAGGGGTTGGCGTCCCAGTCGCCGCCAGTCGAGCGCCAAAGATCGGCGAATGCGGCTATAGCTTCCTGGCCACGGCCTAGCTCCTTATCCTTCTCTCGCCATGCTCCCTCGGCTATGCACTGGTTTGGAGTGATGTCCTGCAGCCGCTCGACGCGTACGGCGGTGATCTCAAGCAGGATGCGGGAGGCCCAGCGGGGCATGTGGATACTTGGCTTCCATTTGCAGTGGAAGTAACCGTCGGGATCGACGTATTCGTTGTTGTCACCGCTGGCGCGATAGGCGCAGTGCGCTTGGTCCTGGAACTTCGTCATGTCCTTCCACCATGACTGGTTGGCGGCCTGTTCCTCATCGGAAATCAGCGGCCCTTGCCATGCTTCCCGCACCCACAGGCGGTCGCCGGGCTGGCCGTGTGGGCAGGCTGCCTCTGCCAACCCACACCAACAGCCCTCGCCATTCTGAAGTTCTCGCTCAACATGAAGCATCGACTGGTGGACACAGAACGTGGGTTGCGGCTTCATCACCCGCCGGGTGACCGTCTTCCGGCCTTCAAGGATGGCTCGGACCATCTGGTCGTTGAACAGGATTGGCCGCTCCCGCGGCGTTTCTGCGGACATAGGGAATACCTCTCGCCTGCTGGCGCTGATCAGTTGGAAAGGGCTTGCTTGGCGATCTTGAGCACGTCCATTCCGATTCCGCCGGTAGAGACTTCGGTGAGCGCTGCGATCTGCTTGAGGGCCTGGCGTGCGTTTGCCAGTTGATCCTCCGGGGAGAGGTATGCCGGCATGCCGGCCAGGCGACGGCACACGAACGGATCGTTGTCGCTCGGTACCGAGCAGCAGGTGAATTGGATTGCGCGGCACTTGCAGACGAAATCAGGCTCAGGGAGCGCCTCGGCGTCGACGACGTGCATACCGAGTGTGATAGCCAGACCGCGCTCGATGTTCGCCCCGCGAGACCGCTCCCAGCCGGGGAGCAGCGCGAGGATGTCGCAGTCCATCAACCGCTTGATCCCATCGCGCATGAACGTCTGCCACGGCGCGCCACGGTAGACCATGTTGACCGCCGGGTTCTCGACGAAGTAACCGAGGGCTCTGATCCGCCGCTCCTCTGCGTTGAACGCCGGGTAGTTGAAATCGGGAATGCCAGTCATGGGGCCGGACAAGTAGACACGATGCATCATGCTGCGGCCCTCCCCGGTTGGTGGCCGAACTGCTGCCACTCGACCTTGTGCTTGCGCTTCTTGGTCAGGACTGGCGTGCCGTCGTCATTCCAAAGCTGGACCCTGGCGCGGATCTGCATGTCGCGGCATTCCAGCGTCTTCCGCGCGAGTTCGATGAACTGGTGGCAGAAGTCCGGCGTATCCAAGAGCTGGCTCAACTGGACGACCTTGGTTCCGGTCATGATGTTGTCTGCCTTCCGCTCGACTGCGGCGAGCCATTCGCTCATCGGAACATGCTCATCCCCTAGCGGGGTCTTGCGTACCGACTTCACTTCTTTCTTGGCCATGGCGAGCGCTACGTCTCGCGTCATGCCGAACACGGCAAAAGTGCTCATGTGGTAATCCTCAGGACGAGTAGAGCCGCGCCGGCCGAGGGTGGCTAGCGTCGGTGATCTGGTGGTGGGTTACTGTTCGTCGTCGGCTACGGAGAGTCCGGCGGCGAGTAGTTGCCGCGACACGTTTTCGCTTGGCGTGTATTCGTGTCGCGACACGACGAGGAGAGGCAGAAGGTCGGCATCGGGTAGGGCTGAGGCGTTGAGGAGCAGCGTCGAGAACGCTTCTCTCCAATCCTCGAAATCGCCGACCGCCTGCAGGCGATCGAAAGCGGCGTCGATCGCCGGCGGGGAGGGTAGCTTGCGCTCGGGGATGCCTGCCTCTCGCTGTCGCTGGCGCTTTTCACGCTGGCGCTGGGCGTTGGTCTTGGCCATCAGGCCACCTTCTTCGCCTTGAGCCCCAGGAAGTCGGGCAGGCCGTCGTGTCGTTCTTCGTGATCAGCGCGGCACGGCATCACCCCGGCGAAGAAGTTCTTCAGGTGCTCATGGTCAGGGAATGTGCAGCGGATCAGAGAGTTCGGATCTGCCTGTCGCAGTACGAGGTTCGGTGCGCTGCCTCGGTTGAATATCCTCACGACCTTCTCGAACGTTCCCAGGTACGCAGGATTTACCGCGGTGATCGGTGACCCCATCCCCTCGAGCGGAATCGGTCGCCGCCAGTCCGGGTACTTGGCACCCACCAGTTCGAGCTGCGCGCTGATCAGAGTGCCAGGATCGAACGGCGCGAACTGTTTCACATCTGGAGCGTCCCAGTCGGAATCGGAGATCACCCCAGCGCGTTCGTAGATGAACGCCGTACATGCGTTGCGTTTCTTCAGGCCAGCGACCAGCGCCTTGCTCGGCCTGATGATGATCTTATTGCTAGCCCAACCGTCAGGGTCGTGCATGACGCCGATGTGGTGGCCGTTCGTTGCGATCAGTAGAACGCCTCCCTGAGACGCCGGCTCGATGCTGATACCGTTGAGGTAGTAGCGGATATCGTTATGCGCCATGAACAGCGACACGGCGGCGAGGTAGTGGGCCTTTGCCCTGGCGAGTAGTTCCATGGGGTATCTCCGGTCAGAAGATGTAGGAGTGTTGGTGGCTGGCGCTGGCGCGGTAGGAGACCGTTCGAGGCTTCGCCTCTTGAGCTGCTGGCGCAGCGGCGGATGGTGGCGTCCTGGGAGGCTGTTGCCGGACTGCTGCGGGGAGTGTGAACACCAGCACGATGAAACCCAGGGCTGCACCGATGCCGCCGGTTCGAATTGCTCGGCGCCTGGTCACTTGGCGGCCTGCTGGCGCTTCAACTGCTCGGCGTAGGAGCATGCCTCATTGTGGCTGCGGCGGAATCCGCGAACTTTCCCGGTGGCCGCCTCGACGATGTGGAAGAATCCGCGACCCTGGGGCACTACCCGAAAGGGTTCCGCAACAGCAGGAGCCATGAGCCGCTGAACGAACGCCAGGCGGGCGAGGGCGGTCTGGGAGAGCAGGCCGGAGAGAACTTCGGTTTGTTCCTGATGCTTCAGCATGATGGTTCTCCTACGCGTTGATGGTGATTTCTTCGAGGCGCCGCACGGTGCGGGCTTCTGTGAGCCTCCGCTCGTTGCTGGGCCTTCGATTCCGGTTCATGTGGTCGTCATCGATCAGCGGGTGACCGGCGATGAGGAATGCGAGAACGAAGACGGCCGGCGAGATGATTCCGCGTCGGAATGCTTCGAGGACGAGGCCGCGCACGCTGCGCACGCCGAGCTTGAATTTGGCGTCGTCGAGGCGCTTTTCGACGGTCCCTGGGGCGATGCCCATGCGGCGAGCGACTTCCTTGGCGGTCAGTTCGCTGGCGCTCCAGGCGGTCGCTTCGAGTTCACGGGGAGCAAGGCCGAGGCCCTGGCGGCCGATCCATCCGCCGCATTGGATTGCTTGCATGGGTGTGGTTCCTTGGCTGCATGGGTCAGCACTCGGCGGCGCGATTGTTTGCCGATGGGCATTGCGTGGAGTGCTGGCGCATGGAGTCGAGAGAGGGGTGATGCGGGGCGCCCACCGCCCCGCACCTACTTACAAACCGCCTTATGGTTTGAAGAATTCTTGGCGGGACGCCTGGAGCCCGAACTCCGGACGCCCCGCTGGTACATCGTTCTCGGCCTGATGGCGCCGAGGCGCCCAGGTCAGGATCGGCGCTGGCGATATCAAGCACGCGCAGCGGTTCGGGCCGCTGGTGCCGGAGCACAAGGCCGATGAGGAATGGAAGGATGAACATGGCTTGCCTCTAGGCTTCTTCAGCCTTGGCGAGAATCTCGGTCAATCGCTCGATCTGCGATGCCCTGAAAGTGACGGTGATCGCCTCGGCGCCCTCGGCAAGGCCTGCGCGGACCTCCGTAGGGAAGGATCGGACGATCTCGCGAACTACCTTCATCAGCTCGTCGTGCGGACCTGGAGCAGGGGGAGGCGCGACAACAGCGTCGCAATCCGGGACGACCGGCGATCCAGAAGCTGGAGCTTCAACCATCGCCGCGGGAGTCACCTTCTTCTTGCCTCGCGCCTTGGCTTTCTCCAGCCGCTCAAGGATGATTCCCTCAACATCCGGGCCGTGCTTTCGAACCAGCCTAGTCACCGTCGACGCCGATACTTTCCCCGCGTCGATGAGCGCTTTTGCCCGCTCGCTTGCAGTAGATAGCTTCAAGAACTGCTCGACTCGCTGGCGCGTCTTTTTGATCTCCGCGGCGATCTCTGCAGGGGTCATGCCTTCCTCTTCATGCATCCGGCGACAGCCTTCGGCGTAGTCGAGAGGGGTCAGTTCGAACTGGTCCTGGCTGGTGCTTACGCGCGCCAGGCGCTGGCGCCGGTCCTTTGCCTTCGAAGGTACTACGCTGACGAGAAACTCGCCGGTCTTCGGATCTCGCTGGAGACGCCCAGAGAGATCGAGCAGGCGCCAAGCTCTTGTACGGCGGTGACCTGTAACGATCCAGACGCCTCCCTCTTCGCGAGGGCGCACCTCGAGGGGATCTACCTCCATCCCGCCGGCGATGAGTTCCGCGAGCTCCTCAACAGACTTGTGGAACGCATCGGTGTAACGCCGCCAGTTGAGTCCTGGCTCTTCGTGGAGGTCTTCGAGGCGGACCTTGTATGCATCGGCGCGCCGGATCTCCTTCGTTGAAACCATTTGCTTGAACGATTTGGCCGCCATGAGGCCTCCGTCTGTTGTGATTGCGTGATGCGGTATGGGGGAGTGGTCTAGGGCGGGAGTCGAACCCGCGACCTGCATTGGATGAGCGTTTGCGTTCATGACCGCTAGCGCTCGCTGCTCTACCGCGCTGAGCTACCTAGACCACTCTCCGATACAGCCTGGGGTGGGGGCCAGGTGGATCGGGCCTGCGTTGGGGAGCCCGGCAGGCGCGGGTGATGCCCTGCTACCGGCAGGGCGTGTTGACTTCCCGTCTGGCCCTGTCGCCAAGGCCAGCCAGTGAAATCAGATCACCGCAGTAAGCGTCCGAGTGCCATCCGCGTGCTGCGTGGTGATGTTCATGCCGATGTGATGCGGTGCACTTTTCTGAATCACCCCGGCTGCCTTGCTGAAGCGCTCATCGAAAGTGCCTTCACCATCAGGCAGGTGAGAGGTGCAGGTCAGGAGGGAGCAGTCTTCGCCGTTCGGTCCTTCACCGTCGTGGGCGATATTGAAGCTGGCGATCATTGCAATGCCATGCTCACGGCAAACGCTGATGATGTTCTTCATCAGCGGGCTGATCTGCTCGTCGTAGATTTCTTCTTTGTTCACGTGAATGCCCTCGGGTTGACTTCCCAATGCCGCCTCATCGAAGCGGCATCAGTGAAGTGGTCAAATCGGCATCAGGTCGCGCGCCGGAACAGTTGCGCGGATCAGTTCGCCATCGCGGGCACCCTGGCCCCAGTATTCGATGCGGTAGCCGCGCGATGTCTTGCCCAGTACAGTGGCGCGTGCTCGACCGAGGTAGCAGGCTTTGTCACCTGCCTTGTATGCGTTCATGTCTTGCCCTCTTGACCGGATTCGTTGACTTCCTCGATGCCCCTCTTGCGAAGGGCATCTGAGAAATCTTGGTGTTACTCGCAACCCCTCACGCCGGTAGCCGGTGGTGAGCGCATTGCGCATTTCGTACTGTCCAACGGAACTCAATAGCCGGATCAACTCGGCGCCCGTTGGCTCGTCTTCAGGTTGTTAAAGAGCGATGCTCTTCAGCAACCAGGGAGTGGCAGTAATCTGGTCGTTTTAGCCCGTGCCGGCGCATCCAGAAACCGTATGCAGAGCTCTTCGCTTCACTCGTTTGGGAGTCCAAGTCCCCCCGTTTCGCCGCCTCGGTCCCGCGCATTTCTGCGCTTCGCCACGAGTCCCGTCAGGCGTTTCCTGATCCACTATCTGCTACTGCCACTTCCTGGTTGTTAAAGAGCGGTCGGCTCGGAGGCCTGGGCCGGCGATGCGTTGCTGGGCCGTTGAGGTGAAATTTAGAAAACTAAACAGGCTTGGTCAAGCTGTATTTTTAGAAATCTAAACTTTTAAGGTGAGCGAGCACGAAAAAGCCCGCTCTAGGCGGGCTTGGTAGTGGTCAGTAAGGGATGTGGATTACTTGAAGGCGCCGCGGTTGCGGACTGTCGACCACCAGAATACCCAGCCGATAATGCTGATGTGGTTGTCTCGGACCTGCTCCGGCCCGTAATCCTCATCCGCGTGCTCGTCTCGGTTGAAGCTTCGCAGGCGAAGACCGCCCCCAGGAAGGCGGTATAGGTATTTCACCCGCAGCATTCCGTCATGCTCCAGGGCGTAGACCTCTCCATCTACGATCTTGGTGGTCGCCCTGTCGATCCCGATAGTCGCGCCGTTCATGATCAGGGGTTCCATGCTATTCCCGGTGATACGGGCGCACACGGCGGCGGCAGGATCAACACCAGCCGCCCTGAGGGTGGCATAGGAAAACCGTAGTTTGCGCCCCGGGATCTCCTGTACTGCAGTTCGGCCGGAGCCAGCCGCCAATTCAACTTCCTTGTAGAGCGGCAATTCCACCTCGTCATCGTCAAGCGGCGTCGCATCATCCCAAGGTGAAAGATCACCAATCATGACGGCGTCGGCCTGGCTAGCCCCGCGCTTCGGTTCCACTCCTGAAATCAGCCACTCAGGCGAGCACTCCAATTCGCGAGCGACAGCCATTAGGTTTTCGCCCTTGATGAGATTCGTCCCGTTCATCCAGAACGTGACAGTTCCCTTCGATACGCCAACGCGGTTCGCCAGATCTGATTGGCTGATCCGCAAGGCCTTGAGCCGTGCTCTGAGTCTGTCTTTGAGTTCCATGTTTAGCATTCTAAACATCGGGCGGTTTAGATAACTTGCGTGCATCTGTTTATTTTTCTAAACTCGGGAAAAACACGGAGCCAGCCAAATGACCTACGAACAGGCGCTCGCCCATTTCAAAACGGGGCGCGCCATTGCCTTGGCCCTGGGAGTGAGCCCAGGTCGGATTTCTCAGTGCAAGTCGGAAGGTGGTTTTTCTTACCAGCATCAATGCGTGCTGGAGAAGGCGTCATCCGGAGCGCTTCAGGCGCGGGAAGAGGACGAGCCTCGCAGGGCTGCCTCCTGAGGAAAAAGTCTATTCGCGAGACTCGGTGCCAGCTAGGCGGTCGCGACCCCTGTTCAGGCATCCAGTAGAGCAGACAGCAAAAAGCCCGGCGGCTACCGGGCTTTTTGAGGAGGCACCGGAAGGCGGTGCCGAACATCCAACGGAGACGAATATGTCACAAGTTGCAGTCATCCAACAAGGCCCGGTCCTGACGATGAGCAGTCGTGAGATTGCGGAGCTGACCGGCAAGAAACACAAGAACGTCTTGAGGGATATTCGGGAGATGCTGGAGGCGTTGAGGAGGGATGGCTCAGATTTGAGCCATGTCCGGGAAGACCTCGACTCCCGCGGGTACACCGAGAATTTCCACCTTGACCGAGACCTGACCGAGACCCTCATCTCTGGTTACAGCGTTCCCCTTCGGTACCGGGTGATTCGACGACTCCACGAACTGGAGTCCAGCCAGGTTCCGAGCATCCCAACCAGTTTGCCGGAAGCACTCAGGCTCGCCGCCGACCAGGCCGAGCAGAACCAGGCGCTGAGATTGGTCATCAATGAGCAGGCACCCAAGGTCCAGGCCCTGGAGCGACTCAGCGGCGCAGCAGGAACGATGTGCATCACGGATGCTGCCAAGCACCTGAAGGTCAGTCCCTCCAGGCTCTTCGACTGGCTCCAGCAGAACCGATGGATCTACCGCCGGAGCGGCTCTGCTCGCTGGATCGGCTATCAGCCACGAATCCAAGACGGTTGGATCATGCACAAGGTGACGGTTCTCGGTCGTGACGACCAGGGCGACGAGCGCGCGGCGAGCCAGGTGCGCATCACTGCCAAGGGGCTGTCGGTGCTGGCGCGGAAGATCGAGGAGGGCAAGCTGTGATCCTCGGTAGCGTGTCGCGACACGAAATCACGAATCAAGAAAATGTGTCGCTAAGTCGGGCGGGGTGGTTCTGATGCAGTTCACCATCACGATCAACCAGGCAAAGGCGCTTGAATGGGGGTTGAACGCACAGCAGGCGCTGCTGTTCGCCTTCGTCTACGAGTGCCCGTCCTGGGCAAAGCTTCAACAAACCGCCGGCGGCGAGTTCTACGTGCTGAGCAAGGCGAAAATCATCGAGGAGCTTCCTGTTCTTACCGACAAGACAGACACCGCATACCGTCTGTTGAAGCAGCTAGAGCAGGCTGGAGTAGTCGATCTCTCTAGCACCCGGAACGTAACCCTGGTGCGGCTGACGGCCAAGGGGAAGGAGTGGAACAAGAAGCTGGATGGGTCGGAGAAATTTCCGACCTCGGAAAAAAATCCGACCTCGCTATGTGGTGGTCGGAAAAAAATCCGACCTACCTCGGAAGAAAATCCGATCAGGGTCGGAAAAAAATCCGAGCAAGGGTCGGAAATATCTCCGACAAATCAGGTAACCAGTAATCAGGGTACCAATCAGGACACCAGTCAGTACCTTTCCGGGGAGGCTGCGCCAGCCCCGGCAGGGATGTTCGTCGGCGCCGAGCAAGACTCTGGTCCGCGCTGCGAGATACCGGCTGACATGCCGGGGCCGAAAGACCCGACGTGCAAGACCTACCGGACCTGGGCGAACTATGCGATCGCCTACCGCAATCGGCACAAGACTTGGCCGCTCTGGAACGAGTCTGTCGCCGGAAAGCTCTCCAAGTTCATCGCCCGTGTCGGCCAGGCGGATGCACCGAAGGTCGCCGCGTTCTTCGTTCTTCGCGTCAATGACGCCGCAGTGACCAAAGCCTGCCACCCGATTGGCATGCTGCTGGCGAATGCCGAGGGATACCACACCCAGTGGCAGACCGACCGGCCAACCACCAGCACCCAGGCCCGCCAGCAGGAGCACACGGCTGCCAACCTATCGGCCGCTGAGCAGGCCCTTGCCGAGCAGCGCGCGAGGAGGGCGGCCCATGCTGACGCCTGAACAACAAGACGAACTGCTGCTGTCGCTGTTCGCCACCTCCGAGGCAATGGGTCAGCAGCTCACACCGGCCGCAGCCCAACTCATGGTTCAAGACCTGTGCGCCTATGACGAGGATTCGTTAACCGGCGCGCTGCAGGCCGTTCGCCGAGAAGGTGGGCGGTTCACGGTCGCGGCGGTGTTGAAGCACGTCGAGGCTGTAGACGGACGACCAGACCCGAATGAGGCCTGGGCGCTGGCGCTGGAAGCATCTGACGAGCGTGCAACGGTGGTCATCACTCCGGAGATCCAGGAAGCACTCACCATCGCCGCGCCGATCTTGGATGCGAGGGACAAGGTTGGCGCCCGGATGGCGTTCATATCGGCCTATGAGCGCGCAGTGTCTCGTTCCCGGCGCGAGGCGCTTCCTGTTGAGTGGCGCGTATCCCTTGGTCACGACGAGGCGGGCCGTCAGGCGGGTATCCAGAAAGCCGCAGCGCTCAACCGACTGACGGCCTCCGAGGTGGCGCGCCTGGAGGGGACTGTAGTGCTCCAACTGCCCGCTCCAACAGATGCCGGACAGGCGATCTCCGGGCTGCTCACTGGTAATGCCCCTGCCGAGGTCACGAAGGCACCGAAGGGGTTCGCGGAAAACATGGCGAAGCTCAAGGCAAGTCTCGCCGCACACCGCGCTCAGCGCGAGCAGAAAGAGAAGGACGAAGCCGCCAGGCGGCGCGCTGATCTCAACGAACGAATCAACCGGCACAACGAGGCCATTCAACAGCTACAGGAGTCCCGTTCATGAAGTGGAAGGCGCTCAACGATTATCTGGCGGTTAGTGACAGCTCACCGCCCTACAAGGTCTGCAAACTATTGGTGGCCGGCGAAGCTCACTACCGGGCGAGCGTTCAAGGTGAATTCATTTGCGCCCCGGTTGCCTCGGCGAAAGAGGCTCAGGATGTTTGCGAGCGGCACCACCAAATCATGTATCCGCGGGAGGTGGCATGACGTTGTCCGCACGGAAGCCCCGGCCGAAGAATTGCGCAGTGTCGACGTGCCGCGCGCCCTTCGTCCCGGTGAAGTCGTTTCAGACGTGGTGCAGCCCAGAGTGCGGAATCGTCATCGCTCGGCAGAAGCAGGAGAAGGAGCGCAAGTCGATCCAGCAACGCGAGCGCCGCGAGGTCAAGGTTCGGAAAGAGAAGTTGAAGAGCCGTGCAGACCACTTGAGGGAGGCTCAGGCCGCATTCAACGAGTTCATCCGCTGGCGCGACTGGGACCGCCCCTGCATCAGTTGTGGGCGATTTCATGATGGGCAGTATCACGCCGGGCATTACCGCTCTGTCGGCTCCCATCCCGAATTGAGGTTCGACGAGGACAACGTCCACAAGCAATGCGCCCCATGCAACAACCACAAGTCGGGAGACGTCGTGAACTACCGGATCAACCTTGTGGCGAAGATCGGCGCTGCGGCTGTAGCGCGCCTGGAGGGGCCGCATGACGCAAGGAAGTGGACTGTGGAAGAGATCAAGTCAATCAAGGCCCTGTATCGAGCCAAGGCCAGGGACGCGAAGAGGGCTGCCGCATGAAGAAGCATGGTCCGGATCTTACGAACAAGCCGCGTCACCTGGTTCCGTGCCCCGCATGCAATGGTCACGGTCAGCGCCGGGGAGTGTTCTACGACATTGATTGCGACGCGTGCGGCGCCGCTGGCTTCGTCGACGGGGCGACGGGGCTGGCGCTGGAGCAGCGGGATGCGGTGGTGCAACTGCGGATGTGGGTAAAGCGGCTGCTGGAAGAGCAGCGACGCCAGGCGAGCAGGCTGGCGCGAGAAGAGAACAACCGGAAGGGCGCTGGCGGCGCTCACTTTCGAGGGGATTGACCAGCCATTGGCGCTACGCGCGCTGGAGGAGAGGACGATGATTTACGAAAGCGTTTCAAGTGCGGTCGTTTCGGCGCTGGCAGCAGACTGCATCGACAACACAAGCAAGCAGGCATGGCAAAAGCTCTATCAGGCCGGCGAGCCTGGTCGTCGTGGCGGAGTGATGGTATCCGCTGATCTCAGGCAGCAAATCGATTGCTGGGTACATGCTCGCTTGCATGACCAGCTCATTCCGCGCCACTGGGCGGCGCTGGTGGCGAAGTACAGCACTCACCAGGCTAAGAAAGTCCAGGCGATCTCTCTTCTGCGGTCGGTGGTCGCAACGCCGGCTCCTGCTCTTTTCCTCTACAAGGCTATAACGACTTGGGCGATTCCGAAACTGAAGGGTGTCCAGCCGGCGCTGCGGAAAACCGTCTCTGTCGAAATCCCGGTGGACGGATCACCAGAAAAGCAGGCCAGGGCCGTGCGCGCCGCGCTGGAGGCAGAGCGAGTGAAGCGGAAGCGCCTTATGGCTCGATCGTCTGGAATGATCGTCCTGCCGGATGAGTTCTACGACATGAACACATGGGATCTCGATGGAAAGCCCGAGTCGACTCGGCGCGAGTGGCGCAGGAAGATTCATCGTGTTCTCGACGAAATGGTCGACGAGGCGCTGGTGGCGGCGGAGCAGATCCTCAACGCGGAGGGCTTGCTGGCCAAGGATGCGGCATAGGCCTTGACTTGCTGTCATCACTCCATCAATATTTATCCCATCCTGCCGATCTTGCGCGTTTTGAGGATCGAGCAACAAAGAGCCCAGCCTTCGAGCTGGGCTTTTTCGTTTCTGCAGGTGGCGCATTGCGCTGCGGGGCGCGCGGCCCCCTTGAAAGGCCGTACCTGCACCCATTCCCGGCCCAGCCTTCGAGCTGGGCTTTTTCATTTCCGCCCCGGCGAGGGGAATCGAGACGATGAAGATGCCTGACAAACCCGACACTTGGGCGGCTCTGCTCGCCTGGCTGAGCCAGCATGCGCCGATCATCTACGCCTCCCTGCTGTCGTGGGCCATGGCTATGGCCAGGATCATCTACGGCGGCGGCACTCGCCGGCAGGCTCTCTTGGAGGGTGCGCTGTGCGGCGGGCTGGCGCTGACAATCATCAGCGGCTTCGAGTTCTTCGGCGTGCCGCAGAGCATGGCCACCTTCATTGGTGGCTGGATCGGCTTCCTGGGCGTCGAGAAGATCCGTGACCTGGCCGACCGCTACGCCGGG